GGACCGATAAACTTAATACAAGAAAAGTTCCGGCAAGAGGGAAATAAAAAGAAGTATGCCCGTGGAAAAAGGAGTCGCTACAATGAAACGTGATGAAATTTTAGATAAGGCAAACGAACTTATCAACGGACAACGCGCCAAGGACTACGGCGATGCGTTTGAAAACCACAGTCGTATAGCAAATGGCTGGAATGTCATAATGAACGGCGCTTTGATAAGCCACGGCTACCTGACAGAACAGCACGTTGTTTTGATGATGGATTGGGTAAAGACAGCCCGCCTTCTGCAAACCATAAACCATGAGGACTCTTGGTTGGATAAAGTTGGGTATAGCGCTCTTGGGGGAGAGTTTTCTGGAAAAAGCGAAGAACTTGATAATCTCGGCATAGACGTTGGAATGCTGAGAGAAGTTGAAGCAACAAAAAGAAAGATGAATAAATGAAGCTGAAAATAGCCAGCCCCTCCTTGAACTCAGAATGGGTTCCCCCAGCCGAGTTACCTGATCTTACCGGGGCAACTACTATTGCCATCGACGTAGAGACAAGAGACCCCAACATAAAAAAGAACGGCCCCGGTTGGGCTGTTGGAGATGGCGAAGTGGTCGGCTATGCCGTCGCTACCGCCGATTGGGCTGGCTACATTCCCACAAGACACCGTGGGGGTGGAAACTTAGACGAAAAGATAGTCAATCGCTGGCTCAAGAAAGTCTTCGACTGCCCTGCCGACAAGATCATGCACAACGCACAGTACGACGTGGGCTGGATCAAACGCATGGGCTTTGAGATAAACGGACGGATCATCGACACGATGGTAGTCGCGTCCCTGTTAGATGAGAACAAATTCTCCTACGCACTAAACTCTCTTGCCTTTGAGTATCTGGGGCTCGCAAAGAACGAAAGCTTACTCCGGCAAGCCGCCAGCGAGTTCGGCTTTGACCCCAAGGCCGACATGTGGAAAATGCCCGCAATGTATGTTGGGCCCTACGCCCAGACAGACGCCGAAGTTACCCTGCAACTCTGGAACTATCTAAAAGTAGAGATCGGCAAGCAGAACCTTTGGAATATTGTCAACCTAGAGCTAGACCTACTGCCATGCTTGGTTAACATGACATGGCGCGGTGTTCGCGTGGATATGGACAAAACCGAAAGAACGCGCGACGCGATCCTAAAACGAGAGAAATTAGTCCTCAAAGACATAAAAACTCTAGTTGGCAGAGATGTAGAGATATGGGCGGCAAATTCTATAGCAAAAGCCTTCGATGACCTCTCCATACCGTACCCAAAGACAGAAAAGGGTGCGCCGTCGTTTAAAAAGCAGTTTTTGGCAGACCATACCGAGAAATTACCGCAATTAATCGTCCAAGCGCGTAGCTTAAACAAAACCAGCGGAACTTTTATCAATAACATCCTAAAATTCTGCCACGGAGACGGTCGAGTGCATTCGCACATCAATCAGATCAGAGGCGACGATGGCGGCACGGTTTCTGGGCGCTTTTCTATGAATAATCCCAACCTACAGCAAATCCCGGCCCGCGATCCCGAAATTGGTCCACTGATCCGGTCTTTGTTCCTTCCAGAAGAAGGAGAACAGTGGGCGTCAATAGATTACTCGCAACAGGAACCGCGGATCTTGGTCCACTACGCTCATGTCTACGGAAAAAGCAGGGACGTGCCTTTAAGGGGTGTGGATGAGTTTGTAACCAGCTACCGAGAAGATCCGAACATGGATTTTCACACAATGGTGGCAGAAATGGCGGACATTCCTAGAAAGCAAGCAAAAACTATCAATCTGGGCATGATGTACGGCATGGGCGTCGCAAAACTGGCAGACCAGCTAGATATTGAGACAGCAGAGGCCAAAAATCTCGTTAAGCAGTACCATGACCGCGTACCTTTCGTAAAAGGACTGATGACAGGCGTCACAAACCGTTTGAACAGCAAAGCAAGCGGTGGAGCGATTAGTTCCATCCTTGGGCGCAAGTGTAGGTTTAATCTTTGGGAGCCAGACTCCTTCGAGATGACAAAAGCCATGCCTTACCAAGAAGCAATCCTAGAATATGGTGAAACATGCCGTTTAAAGCGGGCTTACACCTATAAAGCGCTGAACAGACTGATCCAAGCGTCCGCCGCGGATATGACAAAGAAAGCTATGGTCGATTTGTACAAAGAAGGGTATCTTCCAATGCTTCAAGTGCATGATGAGCTTTGCATGTCAGTAAAAGACAGAAAAGAAGCGGAAACTATTGCAAACATAATGGTAAACGCGGTAGCATTAGAAATCCCCAGCAAATGTGATGTTGAAGTGGGTCCAAGCTGGGGTGAAGCTATTTAGGATGGCTTCTAGCGCACTGCTCACTGGCGCAAACCACTTTTAACTGCCCTTTTGTCCGGCTAGGAATGACACTACAACGACAAAAGGGTTTTTTCTTGTAAGTTCCCATAAACTCCTATATGCTCTTCGTGAAAACGCAAAAAAGGTTAGCCCAATGGATACTACAAAATGGAAAAGCGTTCTTGTGCCCATTGAGGTTTACAAGGAAATCAAAGAACACTCCGTAGTCAACGGAAGAACGATAAGCGGTCAACTCAGAATTATGTTTGACGTTTATTTAAAAAATAAAGACAAAGCGCTTGACGCATCCCATAAAGTCGCGTACAAATAGCTTAGACATTCTCCAAATGTTTAAAAAAGCACAACCGTTAAAACCCTTGGTCAAATGTCCTGACTGAGGGTTTTTTCGTATGGACGCTACATTTGATCTTAGAATACTTTCCGCTAAAATTTTAAAAGACGGATACCTCGAACCAGAGGCCGCACAAATGTTGACCGACGCCGCAGATTACTTAGATTGGTTGCACGAAGTTCTCTGGCTGGAGAACGAAGAATTGAGCGATAAACTAAACAGCTTGACATTATCCCATACTGAGCCTAAGATGTAGTTAGTTGAAATGGAGGAAGCGTAATGGCTAAATGGGATTTAGATAAATTGGGCGAGGATCGTATCGAAGTTCGATATGTGATTGAAAAAGTAGATGCCATCCTAATTGATTACGACATTGAGAAAGCGCTTGAAGATTTTAAGTTAGAGTTAGTTCGCCATCTCAGTGGCAATCAATTTCAATCCTATTTAAAGGAAAGGCTTAAAGATGCTTGACGATCTTGACCGCGTTAACATGCACTACATAGTTGATCGTCTGGAAAGTATTTTAGATGACACCAATCAAAAAGAAGAAAAAGTTGTTCGTGAGTTAAACGAGCTTAAACGTGAGTTGATTTATAATCTAGGTGTTAACTCTAGGATTAAAAGAAAGGAAGAACTTGAATGACCGCTAAAGATATGGATCGTCTGTTGGACGAAGTGTTTGCAAAAGTGTTCGGGAGTAATTGGTGAAAAGTTGCTTGAAAAGTTATCAACGCAACGCCTAGAATAACGAACATGAAGGAGAGGCTCAACATGGACGAAATGGAAAAAAGTATAAACGATATCTTGGACGTTTGCCCACAGGAAATGACAGTCCCAGATATATGCGCCGTAATCGCCAACATGGTGAACCTATATAAACTTTCACCCGTCTGGCCCCTTATCGCGGCACAAACGAGCGCCCTGCTAGAAACGCACGGAATAGTAGAAGAAGCCGTGGAAGATGCAACAAATTTCTTAAACAAAGCCGTCAAAAATAGTATGCACTAACTAAAGGGAGAGTATAATGAGTATGGTGTCCGAGGCAGGATTAACGCCGTTCCAAGAAAACGAACTGCAATGGCTACGTCAACAAGTCGATAGACTGCAAGATGATAAACTAGCCAATCAAAAAAATCAAGAAAATCATGCAAATAACATAGAACGTAATCTTTGGGTCGCAAGAGAAGAACTAAACACCTTCGTAGTAACCCTGAGAAAAGCAGGGAAAAACATATGATCTACGACATCTCAAATAGGCTCGCAAAAGATAACTTCGATCAAGCACTGCAAAACACCCAATATGGTGACGTCATAATATACCACGTCGGAGAGTTCGCGGCAGGCAAACATAAACACACCGCCCTCGATGCTTGTAACGGGGGATTGGTCGAACTCGTTCAGAAAAAACTCGGAAGATCTAAGTTCCAATATCGCGCACAGCGGACCAAGAAGAAATTCGTGAAATGACGTTGCGTCACTGGGGGTTTACATTATCCCATACAGGTGTTAAAATGTTCTTGAGGGCTTCCGGCTCTGCCCTCCTTGCTTTTTGACAAACCTTGGGAATGGTCCGGAACAAACCCATAATTGGAGAATGATAATGTTGGACAACATGACGCCTTACGCCATTTGCCTCGAAGACGATGGTCAGGAAGAAATCACCGCAAAACTAATAGACCAAATAGGTCAAACAGTTTGTGTAGCGTGGGTCTTAGATAGACAGTCGTTAAGAAACAACTTCGAACCACAAATATCGGTTCAAGGAAAGTTAGAGGGAAGTGTCAAAAGCGGAAGATATAGAGTCCTCGTCGATGACAATAACTACTCTTACTTCTACAAGGACAATGTTTGGTCAGTAGGACAGGACGTTGGAAAACGAGCCGTTATCTTTATCGGAGGAAACTAACCAAAGCTCGCGGTCCTCGGATCGCGGGCTCTTTTTGTAACTAAAGGAATAACTATGCTTACCACCCTATGCCTAGCACTCGCCATCTATCACGAAGCAAGGGGAGAAAGCTATATCGCTAAACTCGCAGTCTCCAAAACAATCTACAATAGAGTCGAATCTAACCGATGGCCCAACACTATTTGTGAAGTAGTAATGCAACCAAAACAGTTCTCATTCGTTAAAAAAGGAAGAGTGCCAATGCCAAAAGATGAAAAATCTTGGCAAAAAGCTTACGTTTTGGCGAAAAAAATTGAGAAAAATCCGGAAATTTTGCCGATAATGGAGGCGGATCACTTTCATTCTGTGCAAGTTAGGCCCGTTTGGCGTAAACGATTGCATAGGCTGGTGAGAATTGGTAACCACATATTCTACTCGTATAAACAACCAAAAGCCATAAAAACAAGCCTTAGACCGCAAATTAGAGGCCAAAAATCGCGGCCCGCGGAGCTTGAATAACGCCGTTACTGTATATAGGGCTGAAAAATAAAAAAAATAAAAAAAGTATTTTCAAGCCGTAACCAGTGTAACTTATGTAACTTGACCTTTAAGTGTATATATATAAAGGATATTATTGGTTACATAAGTGGTTACACCGAGTAAGTAGTAAAATGTAACCAAAAAGATAGTTCTTAAAGACCAAAGTGCCTAATGGGGGGGTGGGGGAATTTTTTTATTAAAAGTTTTTTCTGGCGTATATAAGAGGATCGGTTGTATAAGAGTTTTAACAATAGTTAAACTGTGAGAAACAACCATGACCAAAGTCAAAAGAGGTCGGCCCGTAAAGAAAACAAAGTTTGGGATAATACCCTCTCCGCTCCTGATTAAAGAGCGAGCCGTTCCAAAACATAATAAGCTTGTTGACCCAGATAGCCCGCGTCCTGATCCTCGCGGTCGTAAACGTATTTCTGTAGATAGTAAGCTTACACGCAAACAAGAGCTTTTTGTTAAAGAGCTTGTGAGCAACGACGGCTTAATAACTTTCAAGGAAGCCGCGATAAAAGCGGGCTATCCAGAAAGTTCTGCACATACCCGTGCTTATGAATTAACCAACCCACACAAATGTCCGCACGTTGTTGCCGCCATTAAAGCGTACCGCGCCGAACTGGATGCTAAGTTCGATGTAAACTACGGTAGGCATATCCGAGCGCTTCAACAGATTAGGGACGTGGCTTTGGAAAACGGAGCTTACTCTGCCGCTGTTCAAGCAGAGTATCGAAGGGGCCAAGCGCAGGGAGATATTTACGTTAGTAAGTCTGAAATCCGCCACGGCAGTATTGACAGTATGAGCAAGGAAGAAGTTCTGAAAGCTTTAAGCGATTTGAAAGAAGGCTATGGCGCAAACGTTATTGACATTACCCCAACCGAAGATGCCGACGGAAGCGGGACTGTACCGCCAACTAAAGACCGCGCTAAAAAGCCGAAGAAACTGGCGGCTGACAAGAATTGAAAATTGGGTAGGCCAAGGCATTCCCGATCTTTTGGTTTGTGATGAGGTTGGAAAGTTTCATTTTATAGAATTAAAGTTTTGTAAAGCTAACGCGGTTAATCTGAGCCCGCATCAGGTTGCGTGGCTCACAAGGCACCTTACAAGCAGTAGTTGGATTTTAGTTAAGCGACAGGCCAAGGCGGACGTTAAGGCCACCCTGCACCTTTACAGCGCTTCTCAGGCCATATCCTTAGCCGAGGACGGTTTAAAAACCCCGTCGATTGGGTCGTTTGACCACCCTTTTGATTGGAATAAAGTTTTCGGCTTGATATCTCCCATATAATCGCTTACGGTGGTTTTGTTAAACTTTAACAAATTGGAGAATGGAATGAATATTACTGTTGTGTTTACTGTCGATGAAAAAGACCTAGCAGAAGCTAATAATTACGCCAGCCCTAGCGGCTACCCCGCTTTTGACCTTAGAGACCTAATTCAAAAGTCCCTATACGAGACGGGCCCGTCGTTATCTGGTGAATTTAAATTGGAGATTGCATAAATGTTTCTATTAACTTTTTTGGGCCGTCTATTATATGGCGAAGATTATGAAAAACTAAGCCAACAAGCGAACAAACCAAAACGACGAAAAACCACCCGTCGAAAACGTTAGAAAATTAAACCCGCTTTACACGCGGGTTTTTTTATGCCTATAGTATGGGAGTAAACGCATATTGGAGAATGCAAAATGCAACAAGATGAACATATAATGACTTGGGCTCGGTCTCAAAAAAACCCTATGCCCCTAATATTAAAATTGTTATTGCAACGGAAAGGGGCAAAAAATGCTAAAAACCGTTGAACTTAGTCGCGCCCAAAAAACAAAAGGCGTTGCGGTAACTTATCGCGCAGGTACAAATGATAATTTTGGAACTTGCCCAGCAACTTGTGAATTAAATCCCAGCGGTTGCGGCGCGTCAAAAGTCGATCAAGATTATTTAGACGCGGTTGTTGATGCCGTACCATTAAAGGGCGTTGCCTTTACTTACTCGCATTTTTCCCCAATCTATTGGGCGAAAAAATTAAAGCCGGGTAAAACTGTTATAAACTATTCAGCCAAAACGGCCGCGCTTGCGGCGAGATATGTAAAACAGAATATTCCAACAGTTTGCGCTGTTCCCGTTGCTTTCTGGGA